CTGCTTGTCTGATCCGTTTGTTTGATTGTTGTTTACGTTTTTTTGATTCCGTTCTACTTAATGAATGAACTACGATACCAGTTTGTTTAGGTTTCATCAGGCAAGTGATCTCCTGGGTTTCCCATCCGTGGGTTAAAGTATTTTTACAATTGCTGCTTCTACGAATCCGCATGGTACTCTCTTACCTGTGTCTTCTACTAAGCCACTGATTATAAGAGATGACAACATACCTTCATTTTCTGACCAATCTTTAATAGCTGTTTCGTTGTCCTGAAAGTCGTAGTCTATACAGGTAGTAGCTTTAGCTATTGGTGCTCCGTTATGTGCATCAGTTAAAAGTATTGCTGGTTGCCCATTGTGTGGGTAGTGAGTAACCTCAACTATACATTCCCATTCCTTGAATTTCATTTCTTTCATGGTTTTTTTACCTTAAGTATTGCTTGAATTATTGACGATGCTTCTGCTTTGCAAACGGGGTTAATGCAATAGACAAGTTCAGCGTCAGGTTCAATCCCAAGTTCAAGATCTGCATTTTCGCAATGCTCTACTGATGTATATCCGTTACCGATTATATCTCCACCGCAGTTGACACAAGTTCTAATAGCCATTTCTCTCTCCTCTAATTCACAAAGCCTTAGATTCTTCCGTTAAGTATTATAGCGAGTGCTCTTGCTTGGTTAATATTTGTGTTGGCAAAGCGATCACTTAATATATTGTTGTGGTTGCGCGCTTTAATTCGTAGCTCATCTATAAGTTCAGGGTTTAATTTAGCCCATTGTTTCCATAGGTTAAGATACTCTAGCCAGGTATCTCTTAGCATTTTGGGTGGCTTACCTTTGCCTAGTCTCCAGTTTCTACCGCCAACATCATATCCTTTTATGTCACATTGGTAGTGTTCTTCAATGTTACGTCCATCGGGGAGCTTTGCATAAAAGGCACTAAATCTTTTATCTCCCCTGGTGGAGCAGTCATACCCACCATATCTTTTATAGGTTATAGTTATCATTGGCTCTCTCCTTAAATTAGTATAATGCTATATCCTTTCTTTAGTATTCCATTTCGTCTGCTAATATAGCTAATACATCACCATGACAAGCTTTTGGTTTACAAAAGCATACTAATGTTTTATCTCTCAGTTCTGGAAGGTCGTTAATGAGGGCAGGTTCTTTCATTATATAGCTTCTGTACTTCTCAATAACTTGCTCTCTATTTCCATCTCTTCCTATAACATATGGGTTGCCCCATTTACTTCCTCTTCCAATATATACTTCATCAGAATTTCCTTTCTTATTAGCAATATGAATTACATTTATCATTTCTCTCTCCTCTAATTCACAAAGCAAACCGATTCTCGTGACGCTGGCGGCGGCGCGAGTTATGGAGTGGAGAGGAGCAGGATTGGCAAGTCTCGTACCATGAGCTAATGTTACCTCAGGCAGGTGCTTCCCCGCCCTTTGTTTTTAAAAATTTAAGTGGGGGTGGACGTTCTTGGAGCCTTGGCTCCCTGGAGTCAGGGCTTCCGCCCTCCGTTTTTTAAATTTAAGTGAGGGTAGACATCCTTGTCTCCTCACTGTTGGGGTGTATCTTAGAATATCTCGCCCTGCTGTTGAGCGACTGCTGACTCAGACTGTGCTAGTCCGACATCGTTGGTGTCAAGAAAGCTGAAGTCTGCTTCGACTCTGACTTTCTTGGTTGATGGCTGAGTTGCTGCGTCGTACATTATGACATTGATAGGAATGTCTTTATCAATATCAGAATTGAATTCAGCTTTAGTGGCTCTGCTTATCATGTGATAAGTACCGCTGCCTTTGCCTTTGCCATCAGCTATTTCTTCTGGTGTGCCGTGAACTTTGACTCCGTCCCAGAAGGCTATAACTTTGTCACAGTTGTTAGCCATGAGGTAGTTACGTCGAGCACCAGCCTTGGGGTTGAATGTCCCTGGGAGGTTTCTGACACTCCATTCTGCTTTGTAAGCACGGATTGGAATGTCGTTAGCTTCTGCCCATGCTTTCGCTAGACGGTCTGCGCCTCTTGCTTCACCTTCTACTACGATCAGGTTGAAGTTGTTGGTGTCGCAGTACTCTGCAACTTGGTCTAGCGTAGTGTTCATGTGGGCTGCATCAGTAAACTCTCTACCGCCACATACACATACTCTAAGGTCTATCTTTACTTCTGTCATATGATTCTCCTGAATCAAGGGTTAATGAATACTACTTTTCACGAACAACGCCGATACAACGTGCTCGGGACGAGTGCGTCTTTGCGATGTGTAATCGTATCTTCGATTTCAAATGACTCATCTGAGCGTGATTGAGTGGTAGTTTTGCTTTGAATGTGCTCTTTTTGTCCATGTTTTCTCCTGATTTGATGGAAATTGCAGATAAAACGGTGATTTTTTCGTGTAACTAATAGTTACATTGGTTAAAAAGTAACCAGTTTAGAGCGAAAGTGTGTCAAGTGTGTCAGATTTTCAGAGGACTGTGTCAAGCACTGTGTCATGTTTTTTTGAGGTAATGTTCTGTGAATACAGGTACTTAGCTCATTGTGTCAAGTGTGTCAGTTTTTTTCTTACCTTGCTGCTAAATAGTTTTATATTTAGTAGTGCAGTAGGTATGAAATAGAAAAAAGGATGACACATTTGACACAGTTGACACAGTAGGTAGTAAACCTGTTTGAGATCAACAGGTTAGAGCGTGTTAGATCTCAGATTTTAAGTGACACAGAGGTGACACAGTTGACACAGTCACGCTGACAGGTGAATAACGCAGGATCGCTGGGAAATCTTGCAACTCTGGGACATTGGGGCAGGCAAGTAACCCCCAGGGCGGGTCCATCCTTGGAGCCAGGGCTAATCGTTGCTGTCAGAAGATTTAAACGCTTCGGTTAAAGCACAGTGCCCAGGTAAACACTGATTCCGCTCGTCTAATGGACACCCGTTTAGTTTACAATGGTCAAAGGTTCCATTGATCTGCTCAAGCAGCTCCTGATTCTCAAGTTCCAGGTAATGAATCAGCTCAAGCAGCATGCCTTTTGTTCGTGGGCGGTTTGGTTTAGACATAATGTTTCTCCGTTAGTTAATGTTAATAAGTAAACCGATTTGTTTTTAGGGCAGGCAAGTAACCCCCAGGGCGGGTCCATCCTTGGAGCCAGGGCTAAGCGAGGAGGAGAAGCGAGACAGCTAAGAGGTAGAACAGAGCTGTGATGGCTAAGGCTGCCATGCCGATGCCGAGGATTGTTACTGCGTTAAGAAAGAAGTGCTTGCGTTGGAATTTGCGTTTGGTTCGAAGCGACTCGTAGTTGCGGCGGAGTTCTCGTTCTTGTTTGGTAGAACGTCTGTAAGGGTAAGTCATGGTTGATATCCTTGAGGGGGCGTAGATGCCCCCCCGATCTGGATGGTGGATGGGTTAGATTAGTTTAAGAAGAGGATTGTTGCGACTGCTGCGACCGTTGCGGCTGTGTTGCTGAACTGCGTGGGTGGTTTGTCGAGGTTCTCTCTGACCCGTGTTACTACTGTTTTGGTCAGGGAGGTTGGGTTCTCAAGAGCTGAGACGCGTTGCTCTAGTTGTTTGATGTACTCGTGCTGTTTTGTTGCTGTTGCCATGATATTGTCTCCTATTTGACAGTTAGTTTCATGATCATAAAGTAAACCGATGTGGTTGTAAGGGGATGTGGGACAAGGTTCCAAAGTTGAATTCGATACAAGGTTCCATTGGTCTCGGTTCGGGGGTTGACTTTGACTGTGACTGTGGGGGGAGACCCATTGTCACCGATTTCCATGCTAAATTGATAAAAAATTTCTAGTAATTTTCATGCCAGTGATTTACAGTTGCTTCTATATTATGCACATGGTCAAAGTTATAGCTCTCGAAGGTCTGGATTCTGCGATCATTGGAACCTGCTCAAGAGATGGAAAGAACGAAGTATTAGTGTATAACGCTGATATAGCTCACGGCTTGCTTAAAAAAACAGGGCTATCATCTGACGAAGCAAACGCTGTTGTCGAAGGCAACAGGTTCTTGGAACACGGGGATGATGCCCCCATATTCGTTCACGTAAATAACTCTATGGTTGGACAAGTTGAATACGAAAACCAAGGTCACATCCATTGATGAGGAAGCTGACGAATTCAAGGTAAGTCCACATACCGAATTCGAATCGCAACTCCCCTATATGGGATTGCACAAAGGCTCGCTCACTCGTCAGCAAGAAAAGCTGGTCACGCTGATCGCTTCTGGTATGTCTATTGCCGCCGCTGGCAGAGGAGCGGGGTACAGCAACAGAAAGAAAGCGTGGGCAACAACACAGTTACCATATGTTCAAAAGGCCATTGACTTTTTTCGTGAGGAGACTCGTGAGACTGTCAAGTTTGAACGTAAGAACGCGCACGTTATGTACATGGAGGCGTACAGTGCGAGTTCCAATGCAACCGAGATGAAAAACACAACTGACTCGTTGTGTAAGCTGCATGGGTTACACGCACAGGAAAATACTCCTCAGGTAAACATACAGATTAACGGGTCCAAGCAGCTCGAACGGTTGTCTGATGAAGAGCTGTTGAAACTCGCAGGTAAAGCGACTGAGTATCTGGAACCGTCTGCTAATGACTGACGAGTCAGCTAAATGCAAACGGTGTAAAACATTATATCCTGTTACCTTGTTCAGTGGTGGCGATGGGTTATGTGTTTACTGTAAAGCTGATGCAGCTGAAAAATTACCTGAAGCTACGCCAATCTTAAAACCTGAAATAGTGGCTGAAGCGTCACTTGAAGATAAGGCCAGAACAGAATTAGCGCTACGCTTCCTTACAAGGAAAAGATTACTGCCGTTTGTTGAAAGATTTAATCCTGAGTATAATGCTGGATGGGTACACAAGGATATATGTAAACGCCTTGAAAAATTTTCAAAAGAAGTGGCAGACAAAAAATCGCCGCGTCTTATGTTATCCATGCCACCGCGTCATGGTAAATCTACACTAGCGAGTATTGCGTTTCCTGCTTGGCATCTTGGACGTAATCCGCAACACGAAGTTATCAGCTGCTCGTATTCGGGTGGGCTGGCTATGGTGTTCTCGCGCAAGGTGCGTGGGCTGCTTCGTGAACCAGGATACAAAATGGCGTTCCCTACAAGGCTTGATCCTGAAAGTCAGAGCGCAGAAGCATGGTTGACTACGACAGGCGGTGGCTTTGTGGCTGCTGGTGTCGGTGGTGGTATTACAGGTAAGGGAGCGCACGTACTAGTCATTGATGATCCGGTTAAAAACCGCGAGGACGCGGAGTCGCAAAATAACCGTGACTCCACATGGGATTGGTATACCTCGACAGCTTATACGCGGTTAGCACCTGGTGGTGGTGTGCTTGTTATCCTGACCCGTTGGCATGATGACGATCTGGCGGGTCGGTTACTACGAGCTGAAAATGACGGTGGTGATCAGTGGGAGGTGGTTCGTTATCCAGCTCTTGCAGATGAGGAAGAGAAATTCAGGGCGATTGGTGAGGCGTTACATCCAGAGCGTTACAATCTGGATTCGCTGTCACGAATTCGTAGAGCGGTTGGGCCGAGGGATTGGTCAGCGCTGTATCAACAGAATCCGGTTGCAGATGACGGTGAGTACTTTACGCGAAAAATGATTAACTATTATGAGTCTGATGATATAAATCAGGAACAGATGCGTTATTATGCCGCATGGGATTTGGCGATTGGACAAAGAGATCGTAATGATTATAGTGTAGGGGTTTGTATCGGAGTTGATGAACACGATCGACTTTATATTATGGATGTCATACGAGGACGTTTTGATGGTTTTGAACTCGTAGAAAAAATTCTGGATTTCTATGAGCAATGGAAACCTTCTATTATAGGAATTGAGAAAGGCCATATTGAAATGGCGCTTGGGCCATTCCTTGAAAAGCGGGTACGGGAACGCGGGTTATACGAAGCGTATTTTAAAGATTTAAAAACGGGGCGTAGGGATAAAGAAGCGAGAGCTAGGGCGATTCAAGGGCGTATGCAGCAAGGAATGGTTTTCTTTCCTAAAAATGCAATTTTTACAGGTCCACTAGTTGCTGAACTTTTACGGTTCCCTAATGGTATTCACGATGACCAGGTAGATGCGTTGGCATGGTTGGGTTTAATGATGACTGAGTTTGCTACATATAAGGCTCCCGTTATTAAAGAACCGAGCTGGCGGGATCGGCTAGATGAATTAGCTAAATCTGATCGTCATAAATCAGCGATGAGTGCGTAGTTATGGCAGCTAAAAACGAATCAGCAGCAGAGGAAGTAGTAGCACGTAGCCAATGGGATAGGTATGTCAGGGCTAGAGATAATGGGCATAAAGAATATGTTGAATTAGCAAAAAAATGTGATGACTATTATCGAGGGGATCAGTGGGACCAGAATGACCTGTCTGCGTTGGAAGCTGAAGGCAGACCAGCCTTAACTATTAATACTGTTTTGCCTACAGTTAATACTGTCCTTGGTGAACAAGCCAGCCGCCGTGCAGATATTCAGTTCAAGCCGCGCCGTGGTGGGGACTCTGAAGTTGCAGCTACCCTTACAAAATTATATATGCAGATTGCTGATAATAATAAGATGGATTGGGTTGAGCAGCAGGTCTTTTCTGATGGTCTTATCATGGATGGTCGAGGTTACTTTGATGTACGGTTGGATTTTTCCGACCACGTTGAAGGTGAAATTCGTATTACTTCCAAAGACCCTCTTGATGTTTTACCTGATCCTGATGCAAAAGATTACAACCCTAAAACATGGAATGAAGTTTTTGAAACGAGATGGATGACACTTGATGAAATCGAGGAGTTGTATGGAAAAAAGAAAGCAAACGATCTTCAATTTATTGCTGAAAATGGAAACTCTTTTGGAAGAGATTCAATTGAATATGAAGAAAGCCGGTTTGGGGACACAAACGCAACGGATGATTATACTGGTCATGGTCCTACAACCAATGATGAGTATCGTAATGTTAAAGCGTTACGGGTTATCGAAAGGCAGCATAAACGTATTGCTAGAGTTGATTTCTATGTTGACCCAATTACGGGAGATCAAAGACAGATACCGGAACCGTGGTCCCCAGCGAAAGCAAAAAAATTCGCTAAAAAATACGGCCTAAGTGTTGTTTCAAAAGTTATCCGTAAAGTTCGCTGGACAGTTACTTGTGATCGAATAGTCCTGCATGATGATTGGAGTCCCTATAAGGACTTTACAGTTATTCCGTTCTTTGCATATTTCAGACGCGGAAAGCCTTTTGGTATGGTTCGTAATCTACTGTCTCCACAGGAACAGTTAAATAAAATTGCCAGCCAGGAATTACATATTGTTAATACTACAGCGAACTCAGGGTGGATGATTGAAGCGGGTTCGTTAGTTGGTCTATCTGCAGATGATCTTGAAGAACATGGTGCTGAAACAGGACTTGTTCTTGAATACCAACGGGGGACAACACCGCCAGCTAAGATCCAACCGAATACAATCCCAACTGGCTTGGATCGAATAGGCCAGAAAGCGGCTGATAACATAAAGTCTATTTCTGGTATTAATGATTCCATGCTAGGAACTGATAGTGCTGAAGTATCCGGTGTTGCAATCCAGGCTAAACAAAACCGTGGTGTGATTATGATTCAGGTTCCTTTGGATAACCTGAAAAAGACACGCCAGATTCTAGCTGAAAAAATATTAAACCTTGTTCAGTCTTTTTATACAGAGCAACGGATTATCCAGGTGACTAATGAAGATGATCCTTTAAAACCACGAGAGCCAATGGTAATTAATGAGCAAACCCCTGAAGGTAAGATTATCAATGACCTTACGCTTGGTGAGTATGATGTTATTGTTGCTACAGCTCCTGCGCGGGATAGCTTTGATGAGATTCAATTCGCTGAAGCGATTAACTTACGCAATGTCGGTGTGCAAATTCCTGATGATGCGGTTGTTGAATACTCTCATTTAGCTAGAAAAGGAGAATTGGCTAAGCGTATTCGGGTTCTTACAGGCCAGGAACCGCCTACACCTGAACAAGCAGAGATGCAACAGCAACACCATCAGTGGGAAATGGAGTCAATCCAACTTGAGATTGCGAAACTTGAAGCAGAAGTTAGGAAACTGCAATCTGAAGCCGCTGTTAATACTGCTAAAGTTCAGGATATCGCAGATGTGCAGCCTAATCTTAAAGTTAACGAGCTTGAACGTAAGATTGCGCTTAAACAGGAAGAGTTTGAGTTACGCAGGGGTCTTTCTGAGAGGACAAATGAATTAAGAGCTGCTCAATCAGAGTCTCAAGCAGCTTCTAAGATTGCTGCTACTGTAATACAGCAATCCAGCCGCAATAATCCAACCCAATAGGAGTTTTTATGAGTGACGAACAAGATGCCACGCCTACCGAGAGTACAGATTCAGAGCCTCAGATAATGCCAGGTGCTGAACCTATGGATCAGCCTGAAAATATCGATTTAAACTTTGAATTGACTGAAGAAACTGCCGAAGAACCTGAAACTGAGCCAGAAAAGCAGGAAGCTAAAGCAGAAGAACCTGAAGTTGCAGAAGAACCCGCCGAGGAAACAGAAGTTGAGGAAGAATCTACTGATAAAGTAGAAGAACCCGAAGCTGAACCGGAAAAACAGGAAGCTGAAGCAGAAGAACCTGAGGCTGAACCGGAAAAACGTAAGAAACCTATGGTTCCCAAGGCCAGATTGGACCAAGCTCTTACAAAACAGAAAGAATTGCAGCGTAAAATTGATGAATACACTCAAAAAGAAGCAGAAGTAGCTGAACCTGATTCTAAATTTGATTTTAACCAGGCGGAAACACAATATCAGGAAGCTCTTCTGGATGGTAAGCAGGAAGATGCAGCAAAACTACGAAATGAAATAAGAAGCGCAGAGCGAGAACTTCTTCGCCACGAGATGCGTGAGGAAATGTCTCATGAGATTGGTGCAAATAAGGAACTAGCGTCAATTCAAGAGACCGCTGCAGAGCTTGAAGCTGAATATACGGTCTTTGATCAGAACCATGAGGACTTTAATGCAGAATATGCACAGGAAGTTGTAGCAATTCGGGATGGATTGATGTCTCATGACATGGCTGGTCCTGAAGCGCTTAAAAAAGCAGCATTAATGGTAGTACAAACCTATGATTTAAAAGGAGTTACACCTGCTGAGCCTGCATTAGCTGAGAAAAAGTCCTCTAAAGCAGATACAGTTGATGAAGTTGCTCGTAAACGTAAGCAGGTTTCACAGAAATTGAAGGCGGCAGAGGCACAACCACCTGAATTACCTGGTGAAAGCTCTGCTCAGCACGGCGAAAAGAGTGTAGAAGACCTTCATAGTATGTCTGAAGATGAGTTTAATGCCTTACCAGAGGCAACAATTGCCAGATTACGGGGTGATTTTATTTAAATGGCGCGTATGAAAGGACTAATATTCCCGCAAAAAGAGCTAAAGAAAGCTCTAGAAATACAGGTAGGTGGGGATCATTATAGGAAGTTTAAGATACAGCCTATTGAATATATCCTTAAAAATAAATTAGGATTTATTGAAGGAGCTGTTATACAGTATGTAACTCGCTGGAAAGGAAAGAATGGGGTTGAAGATTTAAAGAAAGCCCGACACGCTTTAGACGTATATATTGAAGAGTTGGAGGAAGAGTTGGAGAAATCAGAAAATGCACAAGGGTAATAAAAGCTGTAGTTGGGATATCTAACGATGGACTAAAATAAATGTTTGCGTTTTAGTTTTATCAGGGCTAAGATTTTACCATTCGCGTACTTGCGCGTAATCAAGTCGTGGCGATCACGTTAATCTCGTTACCGTGTGTACAACACGTTAATCTTGCCGAGGTCGATCCTCGTAAAAAAACGCTGATTCGTCTGCTTCACGACACGAAGTGTAGACGGGTTAGCCGTACCCATAATTCCGGCTACTTTTGTAATCTATTACTTAATGGAGGCCAATTATGGCTACTACTAATTTTGCTTCGCTGACTAGTAATCAGCTTACTGCATGGAGTCGTGACTTCTGGCGCGCTGCCAGAAACATGAGCTTCATTAATCAGTTTGCTGGTTCTGGAAGCAACGCTATGGTTCAGCGTATTACTGACTTAACCAAGTCAGATAAAGGAACCAAGGCTGTCATTACGCTATTAGCGGATATGACAGGTGATGGTATCACTGGGGATAACACCCTGGAAGGGAACGAGGAAGCATTACGCGCCTACGATATCACCATTGAATTGGATCAATTACGATTTGCTAATAGACTCGCTGGACGTTTAGCTGACCAAAAGTCAGTTGTTACATTCCGTGAGAACAGCCGAGATGCACTGGCTTATGCAATGGCTGATCGTATGGACCAATTAGCTTTTCTCTCACTGTCTGGTTCAGCTTATACGAACAAGACAAATGGCGCATTAAGAACAGTTTCTGGAACTACAGGCCACGAGCTTGTTGATCTTGAGTTTGCTTCTGATGTTTCTGCTCCTACTACTAACCGTCATCGTCGTTGGGATGCTACTTCTTTCCTAGTTGCAGGTGACACCACAGAAATAGCTGCTGCTGACACTATTACCTATCGATCAATTGTAGAGTTGAAGGCTTATGCCAAAGACAACTACCTTCGTGGTATTCGTGCTGCAGGTAATGAAGAAGTGTTCCACTTGTTTGTTACTCCACAGCAGATGGCTGATCTGAAATTAGATTCAGATTTCCTGGCTAACGTGCGAAACGCAGGTGTTCGTGGTCCTAGCAACCAGCTCTTTAGCGGAAGTTCTTCGCTGATGGTTGATGGCGTAATGGTCCATGAGTTCCGTCATGTGTTTAGCACTGAAGGTGCAACTGCTGGTACTAGCGCGAACGCTGGTGCTGCAGGCTATAAGTGGGGTGCTGATGCTGATCAAAACGGTGCGCGAGCATTGTTCTGTGGAGCACAAGCTCTTGCTATGGCTGACATCGGTAATCCCGAAGTCGTTGAAGAGACTTTCGATTATGGAAACCAAGCTGGTATCTCAATCGGAAAAATCTTTGGTCTTCGCAAGCCCAAGTACAACAGTGACTATAATGGTTCTGTTGAAGACTTTGGCGTAATTTGCTTGGATACAGCTGTATAATTTAGGCGGTTGGCCTCTCCAGTCTTCCTCCTTGAGGCTGGAGAGGTTTTTTAAAAATCTTAAAAAGGCTAAATTATGATAATTGTTTCTACAAAAGATCTACGCATTGCAACGGATTGGGGTGCTGTAGTTTTATTATCCGCTAACGAACCACGAGAATTATCTGAAAGCATTTCGCTTCTCGCTCTTCAAATGGGGGCGAAAGAAGTTGGACAAAAACCGCTACATACGATAACTGAAAAAGTTAGGGCTAGAGATGAAGATGGTCAGTACATAGGTGATGATCCTTCTACTCCAAATATTGATGAAGCATGGACTGAAAAGAAATCAGACGTATCTGATGTTGTAGTTGTTATGGAGAAACTGATTAAGGAAGGGAACCCAGAGAATTTTAAAACTAATGGCACTCCTAAAGCAGCAGTAATAAATAAAGCGGTTGGCAGGATTATTAAAACTGCTGAACGTGAAGCTGCCTGGGAAGCCGCTTTAAATTTATAGGGTGAAGATATGGCTGTTACTGTCCAGAGTGTAATAGATAAAGTTCAACTAGTTTTACAAGATACTAGTGGTATTCGATGGACTAGTGGTGAGCTGGTTGATTGGATAAACGATGCTCAAAGAGAAATTGTTTTGTTAAAGCCTGATTCTTTAGCGACTAATGAAACAGTTACTCTAGCTACTGGGACTAAGCAAACAATCCCTGCTGGCGGTAATCGCTTGTTAGGTATTGTACGAAATATGAGTGCAGCATCTAATGGAAATGGCGGTCGTTCTATCCGTATTGTAGATAAAGAAATTCTTGATGCTCAAGTTCCTTCATGGCATGACCCTGCATCTACAGGTGATTCTGAACATGGAACTACTGTTAAGCATTATGTCTATGAGGAAACTAACCCTCGTAATTTTTATGTGTATCCAGGTGTGGATGGAAATGCTTTTATTGAAATTATATATAGCTCGAATCCATCTATAGTAACTGCTTCAGGTAATCTTGGTTTACCTGATATTTTTGCTAATGCTGTAATGAACTACACAATATATATGGCGTATATGAAAGAAGCAGAGTACGCAGGAAATCAACAACGAGCACAGTCTCATTTTCAATTGTTCCTGACCTCAGTTACTGGTAAGGCTCAGATCGATGCGATGACTTCTCCTAATCTGGAAGCTCGTCCAGATTTGGTTCAGAACCCGATGATGGGTAACTAATGTATGGCTTCAATTAATTACGAAGATTTGTTATCTGAAATCATACCTATGGTTCCAGGCTGTACAGATACGTTGATTGAAAGGTCTATTCGTAGTGCAGTTATAGAGCTGTGTGAAAAAGCAGAAGTCTATCAATACGAACTGGACCCAATTACTACTGTCTCTGGTACTTATGAATATGACTTTGAAGTTCCTAATGGGACGGCTGTTCATAAGATATTGTGGGTAACGTATGATGGTGATGATCTAGAGTCTATCAGTTCTTCCTTATTAGAAGAACGGGAACCGAAATGGCGGGATTCAAATTATTACGGTACTCCGATTTATTACATTAAACAAAGCCAAGCCGTTTTCTGGTTGGCTCCGGTTCCTGATGTAACAAAAACTAATAGCGTTAGAATGAGGGCTATCTTAAAGCCGACTCATTCGTCTACCAGTTGTGACGCTGATGTAATGAACGATTATAGAGATGCCATTGTTAATGGCACTTTGGTTCGTTTGTTAAGAACGCCTAGTAAAGATTGGACTGATTATAATGCGGCTCATATTTATAATCAGTTATTCCAAGAAGGTCTTACTTTTGCAGACCGAAAAGCTAGTTTTGCAGATCAACCTGTTGCAAGGAAAGTAAAATATGGTGGCTATTACCAACCTTCATCCCGTAGACGAAGAGCAAGTTGGGACAAATATTAGTAAACCTGTTCTTGGTGATATAAGAAAGGAATGGGGTTGGGTGAAAATCGGTTTAGAGGAAATTCTTTATGCTGATAAGACCTTAACTTTTAGAGTAGAAGATGTATATGCTCTTTGCGTAACTGATCAGGCTGCATTATGGATCGCAGATGGCGGGTTTTGTATTACAACTACTGAAGTAGATGAGTTTACTTCTGAAAAGACTTTATTACTTTGGTTGGGCTGGACTCCTACAAGGGGTAATAAAGTTGGTTTAGTCCATACACAGTTCTTTCTGGATATAGCTAAAGAAAATGGATATGCAAAACTGGAGTTACGATCAAAGATAAAAGAGATAGGTAAGTATTTAATTGATGCAGGATGGTCAATTGATACAACTATATATTCGAGGCGGGTATGAGTAGCAAACCTAAAAAAAGTGCTTATAAAGCAAGCGAAACAGAGAAAGCTTCTGCTTCTGTTGCGATGGCTCAATATCAAAGATTTAAACAGAAGTATGACCCGCTTCTTCAACAAATGCGGGATGCTTCTACGTCTGAAGACCCAACAAATATATTGCGTAATCGAGCCGCTGCGGATACTTCACAAGCTCTTACAGCAAATCTTAATCTTAGAGGGGCTAGAAGTACTACTGACGCAGCTGATTATACCAAAGGTTATTTGTCTCAAATGGGTGGAGCCACTACACAAGGTAAAGAAATTCAAGGTAAGTTACAAACTAATGTACTTAGTATAGCTAATCAGCAAGGAGCTGATGCTGCGTCAGGTTTAGCACAAGCAGCCAGAACTCAAACTGGAGTTGAGCTTTCTAGATTAGCAGATAAACAAATGGTAAAAAATAAGAAGCTTAGCGCAGTTGCTGGTTTAGCAGGGTCTTTTATTGGGCAGGGGCTTGCTAATCTAGGTACTGAGGGCGGTACATTCTTTACACCTGGCGGCGTACAGAATCCTTGGAGTCTTTCAGAACGAGCTAGAGAGAGTGGGTTATTCAGCTAATGTCATCATTTTACGATATAAAAGAAGGTTCATACTCTAGCGTTAGATCGTCTGGTACAAATCAATATGGTTTGCCGACTGTTGACAACCCTGAAAAAACTTTTGCCCAGATTACTCGTAATCAGTATCTGGATTTTATTAAGGAGTATGGTGATTTTGAAGATGACGTTATCCAAAGATCTCAAACTGATACCAGTATAGTTGATCAGGCGAGAGAGGATGCAGCAATAGCTCCTGCTCTTGCAACTGGTATAGCAGAACGTAATACCCAACGCTATGGTATTGGATTAACTCCAACACAAGTTGCTCAGCGCCGAAAAAATATCCAACTTGGATCAACACTGGGTGGCATACAATCAGTTGCTGATGCTCAACTTGGACAGCGTGAAGTTAATAAAGGTATTTTAGCTGATCTTATTAATATAGGGCAGGGCGTGAATAGGTCTTCTCTATCAACTATGGGATCAGCTGCTCAAAATGCAGCAGATAGAAGAACAGCTTATAACAGAGATAAAGCATCTGCCAAAGCTAATAAGTACAGTACGATTGGTGCATTAGGTTCTGCAGCTATATTTGCGATGGCGTTTTAAACGGACGGACTCATGGCTGACCTCGGTAGTAGTTTTGTTTCAGGGATAATACAAGCGCAACAGCTTGGGATGGATCGCCGTCGTCTTAGAATAGCAGAAGAGAATGCGGCATCACTTAAAAACTACTACGATAGTCAGATAAAGGCCCAAGATGCTTTGCAAAAGCCACTTGACGCACAGAACCGAATTTCAAGATTCTTTGCAACAGATACACTATTTGATCTTAGTACATCTGGTGAGTTAGAACCTGGTTGGGCTGATTTTTTAACAGCAACAAACGCTCAAGGTGTCTCTCAGCATTATGCGGATAGAGAACATATCAGGCAGGACAAAGAGAATAACCGAAGGATTGATTTTTTGAATAGTCCTATTGGCAAAGCTATGGATGCAGCTTCTGGATTTAATAAAACCGCTGAAGGAACGCTATCTACATTATCGATCTCTGATGGCGCAAATGTTTTAGCTGAAGCTGAGAGTCAAGGGGTAAACCCAACAGATGTAATAAAAACTCGAATGGGAAGCCATGATGATAAGTTGCTATTCATGGCTCAGTATATGACTGACAAACTTGGTCCTCTATTCGAAGGGTATGAGTTAGGGAAATACATGGCAAATCCTGATGGTACTTATACACCAATGGTTAGACAGAAAGGTTCTGATGAAGTTTTTATGCCGATGACAGAAAACAGAACTTCTGAGGCCGATGATCCGGTTATTAAAATACCCGCAGAAGACTTACAAAGACAATTTGAAAGAGCTGTACAAGATGATGTTGCATTAAATGGTTTATATAATCCTCAAGCTATGTTTGAGCAGTACAATAATTACAGCGATGAGATGCGTCGTGCTCAGGAGCGTGGTCCTAGGGGAGCACCCCCCACACAGCCGGAAGAAGATCCCGTTACTGGAGCACAGATGCTTAATAATTATGACCTTTATTTAGAGGAAACAAATGAACGAGGGGCTTATGATGATAAGTTCTTTAGTCCTTCCTATAGTATTTCTGCTGACAGTGCGACTGACGATCCAGTTCTAAATAGAATTCAAACAGAACAAGCAACAGCAGCAACAAGAGAATGGATGTTGAAGCAAACTATCTGGGTCAATTCAGATATAGTACCGTTTACTGCTGAAGCTATTTCAGAATTGACTCTGGAAGAACTTATAAAAGTAGCTTATGAAAATGTAGGAGAAGAAGAAACTGACGCTTTTTTAGCAAGTATAGCTGAACAACAAGCAAATAATAGATCTGGGTACAGGAGAGGTGAAGCGCCAGTAGTTACTCAGGATATGCCAACTGTTCTATATAACCAAGGAGATGACTATTATCTTCAAAAACATAGAGAAATACCTACTTCAGATTTGACACTCATAGATGCTGTTAAGGCAGGATTCACTGGGGATTTTCCTGAAGCATGGGAATACATTCAGGCCAATCCAAGTGTAGTAGCAGAAATAGGTCTTTGGGTACTGCCTACAGGTGGCCTTCTAGTGGCAGGAGGGGCTAAGGCTTTAAAAATTGCAAGAGAGGGATTTAAGGGCATAAGAGCTAAATATGGCGCTAAAGTAGCTGATATGCTAGAGGGGTTGTGGAAAAAAACACATACTGTCCCAGTTCAGGGGCGGGGTAGGTATGGAGTAGTGAATAAAGCGGGTCAGTATATGATCCGTCAACCAGGCAAAAAAGGTGTTATATCTCCTAAAGAGGCAGCAGAGTTGGGAATGACTCCTAACAGAAGGTTCAGTAGATGGCGAACTGCACAAACTGCCGGTGTTGTTGGGGCTGGAGGAGAACACATACGAAGAGGGATCTTTGAGGAAAGCCCTGAAGAAAAAGGCCAACGCTATCTAAATAATGCTCAAAATATTATGGATGAAAACAGCCATATACCGTGGGTTAACAGAGTTCTTAATCCTGAGTTAAATGACTCTCTTGAAAGAGCAGAGGGTTTCCCAGACTCAACACATTTACTGGCAGCAGAAATTGATGAAGCTGGATTATATGGAACCCCTGGAAACTGGTACGCCTTTCCTACACTTGTTGAAGTCGATGGAAAGCTGGTTAAGAAGTCACATGAAGAAGCTTTTGCCCATGCTATGAACGATGGAGGAGGCGCTATTGATTTTGGTACTGAGGGAGAGGAAGCACAAAGATTCGCAGAAGGGAATTATAAGACCCAGGGTTTTATGGATCATTTTGAAAATCGAGGCGAGACAGAAGAAGCACTTAGAGGTTTAATTGGACCAGCACAAGAAGCACGAGAAGCCGAAAATAAAAGACAGATAGCAGACTATAACAGAGCAGAAGCTCTTCGAGTAGCAGAGGCAAGACAAAAGCTTATTTCTTTTGATGCAGTAAAAGCGGCAGAATCGACTATGATTGCAAGAGATATAGAGACAAGATTAGGGGATCGAAATGCAACTCCTACTGCGGTTATAGGAGTTATTAATGAGATGCCGCCCGAAGATGCTATGAGAGCAATTTGGGCTATTGTAGCAAACAGCCCTGGTCTTGATCAGGCACAAAGAATGGCTATGGCAGATGACATGATTGCAGGCTTACAAACCGGACAAATAGGTATGACCCCTTATGACGTAAGAAGTGAGGAAATAGAAGACGTGAAGGTTATGCAATCTAATAGGCAACTGGACCAAAACGAATTTCAACTACAGCTTCAAGAACAACGTGATATTCTAGATTGGTCTATTGAGCAAGATGATCGAAGACGAGAGGCGCAGGATTTCATAGCTGCTCAGGCAAGAGAGGCAAGGTATGACAGAAGCGTAACAAGAGAAGAACGGAGCCTCGCTTTAAATATAGCAGAATTCAATATTGAACAGATTGATAGAATTCGTGGCTTTGCGAGAGAAACGCGGGAGGTAGTTGGTCCCCTTGCTAGTAGAATAACTAAATATCTGATTAATGATTATAACGGTACGTTAGAAAGAGATGCACAAGGAAGACCTAAAGTTAGTGCAGGAGATAATACTGCTGATATTAGAGAGCTTATAGGTTTAGCTTCATCACCAACTGAAACTCCTGAAATAATAGCTGCAGCACAACATGAATTAGCAGAAATTTTGGCTTTAGTTATTGTGAACGAAGGCGACAAATTTCCAAAAGATAGCTTCCTTGAGAAAATCTATAGGGGTAAGGGAAATATGTCTATCTCCGAGATAGCTAATAATCTGGTTCGGACAGAAGATGGAAGTAAGATTGCTTTCAAACA